GGAAAGACCTGTAAACATTACACCGTCTAGAAAACCCGAACAAACTAGAACACCTGATCCAAAAGCACAGGATTGGGCTCAAAGAAACAGTTGGTTTGGTAAAGATAGTGCAATGACTTACACTGCTTTTGATATACACAAAAAATTAGTGGATGAAGAAGATTTTGACCCAACTTCTGACGATTATTATGAAGAAGTTGATAAAAGAATAAGACTTGAATTCCCTCACAAATTTGGTAGAAGTGAGGATAGGGAAACGACTACACCTGTACGAACGGTAGCTTCGGCTAGACGTTCTGTCAAACCCGGTCGCAAAACTGTGTCTCTCACACCTTCACAGGTAGCAATTGCTAAAAAATTAGGTGTGCCACTGGAAGAATATGCGAAACAGTTAAAAATCACGAAGGAGGTATAGCATATGAAAAATGAAGAAAACAAAAAGACCACCCGTGCAAGCCAGTCTAGATCTAAAGAAAAAAGACCTACGACATGGGCTCCCCCGTCATCTTTAGATGCACCACCTGCGCCAAAAGGTTTTAAGCATAGATGGTTACGGACAGAAGTTTTAGGGTTTGACGACACTAAAAATATGTCAGGGAAACTTAGATCAGGTTATGAATTAGTGAGAGCTGATGAATATCCAGATGGAGTTTTTCCAACTATGCAAGAAGGAAAATACGCAGGAGTTATCGGAGTAGGCGGCCTTGTGTTGGCAAGGTTACCGGAAGAGATCGCACAATCTCGAACTGAGTACTTTAAAAAGCAAACTCAGGAGAGAAATGAAGCAATCGACAACGATCTTATGAGGGAACAACATCCAAGTATGCCGATCAATAGTGATCGACAAACTCGTGTAACTTTTGGTGGTTCGAAGAAACGTTAATTTTTTAACAATTCCTACCCGCTAAATTTAATTAAAACCGTGCTGGAGGTCCTTCGGGACAGGCACATAAAGGAGAAACAACTATGGCTAATAGCTCAACTACAGGCTTTGGTTTAAGAATGATCGAAAGATTAGGTAATACACCTTCAATCGGCGGTCAATCTGAATACTTAGTCGAGTCAGGTTTAGGAGTAGGTCTTTATAAAGGTAACCCTGTTTCACTGCAAGATGCAGGTGGATCAGAAGGCTTTTTACAAGATGCTAGTTTCGCAACTACAGACGACACAGGTAATGGTGGCGCTGCTTACGATAATGGGGCTGACTCATTATTAGTAGGTGCTTTCAACGGAATTTTTTACGTTGATAGCTCAACAGCAAAACCAAGATTTGTAAATTCTGTAGACGCAGGAACAATCTTTGGAACTGACTATAATACTGGAAGCAGCAATGGTACTGCATTCGTGAATGACGATCCAATTCAAGAATACATGATCAAAACGGACGCTGCATGTCCAACAAGTAACAACGGAAAAAGCTTCAACGTAACATCGTTTACAGCTACTGACAACAAAGACGGTCAATCGACTGTACTTTTAAATGTTGCCGGTGGTTCAGCTACAACTAAAATGTGGAAAGTTGTCAGAGTCGGTCAAGACCCTGAAAACAAAGACATTTCAGCAGCTGGTGTAAACATGGTTGTTGTAGTTAATTCTGCAAGTAACTTGTACATTAACTAAGCTTAGGAATAGGAGATAAAATACTATGGCTATATCACGATCACAACTAGTTAAAGAACTAGAGCCAGGTCTGAATGCACTATTCGGCTTGGAATACAAAAACTACGAGAACGAACATGCTGAGATTTTCGATACTGAATCATCTGACAGAGCTTTTGAAGAAGAAGTTATGTTATCTGGTTTCGGTAATGCGCAAGTTAAAGCTGAAGGTCAAGGTGTATCATTTGATGATGCGCAAGAGACTTTCACTTCTCGTTACACTCATGAAACAATCGCTTTAGCGTTTTCAATTACTGAAGAAGCAATTGAAGACAACTTGTATGACAGACTTGCGTCTAGATATACAAAAGCATTAGCTAGATCTATGGCTAATACTAAACAAGTTAAAGCGGCTAACGTCCTGAACAATGGTTTCGATGGAAACTTTGCAGGTGGTGACGGAGTATCACTTTTCGGTAATAATGCAGGTGGAGCAATTGTAAACCACCCTACATTAGCTGGAACATTCTCTAACCAATTGCAAACTCCTGCTGACCTTAATGAAACATCATTAGAGCAATCTCTAATTGATATTTCTGCTTTCACTGATGAAAGAGGTCTAAAAATCGCTGCTAGAGGAATGAAAATGATCATTCACCCTAATCAGCAATTTACAGCAGAGAGACTAATGGAATCAAAAGGTCAGACGGATACAGCAGATAACAATATTAATGCTATCGTATCTAGAGGAATGGTACCTCAAGGTTATGTAATTAATCATTACTTAACTGATACAGACGCGTTCTATATTAAAACTGATGTTCCTAATGGCATGAAAATGTTCAACAGATCACCTATTTCCACTAAAATGGAAGGTGACTTTGACACTGGTAACGTTAGATACAAAGCAAGAGAAAGATACTCTTTTGGATTTTCTGATCCAAGAGGTATGTATGCTTCTGCTGGAGCGTAATAAATAATTAAATGAGGGGCGGTTTCGCCCCTCATAAACAACTTGAAATAAAATTTTAAAAACTATATATAGATAGTACAAGGAGAAAAATTATGAAACTATTTGAAAAATTAAAAGACCCAGATTTTATACCATATAGAAAAAAAGATATGATTAAAGAATTAGAAATAAGAGTTAAAAAGCTAAAAAACTCATTAGATAAGTTTTCTGGTGAAAAAAAAACTTTAGCTGAAGAAAAAATTTCTTTATTTGAAACTAAAATTGCTGAGTATAAAGAATTAACTGACATGAACCAAGAACAAATAGAAGCTGAAAAAACTAGAAGAAAAAATAGCGATCTTGAAGTTTGGAGTCATTTAAAATAATTTTTAAATGAAAACATTTTTGGTTAATATTTGGGCCTACGATCACCATTCTAGGTTTAAAGTTATATCAGAAGACGACCCTCAATCACTTGAAAAAGCAATCCTTGACAAACTAGGAGAAAATAGTATAGTTTGGGAAAACCTTGGCGTCAGTTATGACAATAAGGTAAATAGAATAACTTATGAGGAAGTTATAAATGATACAAGACCTATACAAAGCAAAAAGGTCCTTGGAGTTGAAGTGGGAACAGGAGCACCTAGATAATAATAGGTATACTCTTGAGATGGTTAGAATTGACGACAAAGTCAAAGAAATCATTACAAAGATTAAGCTAGAAGAAGCTCAGATCGCCCATAGACAGAACAACATTGAAGGTTCTGCTCCTGAAGTTTCAGTAGCTACTTAGTAAAAAGCTACATCGTTGGAAAAAATTCACTCCACACTGTAGGCTCTCTTGCACTCTATTAAAAACTGTTGTATAAAAAACACACTATACATTTAAAAAGATTATAGACGCGTATAGTCGACGGCCTAGAGACTATAATCTATTAACTAGGAAAAGGAGAAAAATTATGGCAAGAACTACATTTACAGGACCATTGGTTATCGGAAGAGCAGCAACAAGTACTTCAGAAGGTGTCAATGGTGAAGTTATAATACAAAATGCTGACGGAAGCACTTCACCAGTTGGTGGTGGTGGAATAACTTGGGAAGTTGTTACTGCAAGTAAATCTGCAGATGCAGCTACTGGATTATTTATAAATAACGACGCGCAGACAACAGATATAATTATTACAATGCCTGCAGCACCAACTGTTGGTGATACAATACATTTAAAAAATGTTACAGATAACGCAAGCGGTTTTGAATTTAATGAATTTGTGTTTTCTAGCGAGGCTGGTGGAATTGAAGGCGTTGTGTCTGGAGCTAGTGGAGTTGGTGGAGCAGATTTTAGTAAAGGTACACCTATTCCAAGAGGATTTGGAACTACTTCAGGTCAATACGTTTACACCGGTTCAACATATGGTTGGGTTAGAGTATAATTAATTTTTATAGAGCTACTTCGGTAGCTCTGTAACTTAGGAGAAAAAATATGTCAGGAAGCGCAACATCAGATCAAACAACCTTAACCTTCGATACAGTCGGAGCAGATACTTTAGGTAAAACAGGTAGAGCTAGAATTACTTCTATTCAAGGAAAAGGAATAGCAAACTCTACAATAGTTTTTTACAATTCTGCAGATGCAGCAGTACCGGGAGCAGCTATAGCTACTTATAACTATGGTGATGAAGGTTTAGAAGTTTATGTTCCAGGTTCAGGTATTTTATTTAAAGAAGGAATTGTTTATAATTTAACTGGAGCAGGCGGAAGCGTTACTATAACTATTACGGGAGCGTAAGCTCATGGCTAACACTACTTCGGGAACAACGACCTTTGAAAAAGGTTTTTCTATAGATGATATAGTTCACGAAGCGTATGAACGAATAAATATGACTGGTGTTACCGGTCAACAATTAAGCTCTGCTCGAAGATCATTAAACATAATGTTTCAAGAATGGTCTAATAGAGGTCTTCACTATTGGGAAATAAAAAACAATAACTTAACTTTAGTGCAAGGTAAGAACCTATACACTATGTATAGATCACCTGAAGATGGTACTTCAGATGCTAACGCTATTTATGGA